CATCATGGCAAACAGGAAATAGCCGCAGAAGATGGCAATTAGCGACATTGGCCGGATGTTCTTTGACAGCCATGAGTCGCTAGACATATCCGCTTTCCAGCGGTCTGTGATGTTGTTGGCGTCAGCCTGTGCAGCTTTTGCGTACAACTCCAGTTCAGCCATCTCCAGTTTGGCCTTCTCAATGCCTAGCTCAATCAGGCGCTCTTCGTGGTCGTACTGCAACTCGCGCAGCTTCTCAACGTCAGCCGGTGTAGGGTTATCTGGAATCTTCACGCCAAGAGTGTTTTCGACCACCTCCTTGCCTTTGGCCTGGATAGCGCTAGATAGCAGCCCCAGGCCGCTTTCCGCAAGAGTGCCGAGTAGTGCGCCGAGTATTGGAATCATCAGAAACCCCTGTTCATAATTACGTTAAACGTGATGCTCACCAGTGGGACAACGATAGCGGATGCGCCGGAGATCCAGAGTGTGTTCATAATGATTGCCACTTTTGCTTCCTTGTCCTTCTGCTTTCTTTCCGACTCTTCTCTCTCCATCGTGTTGCGCTCTTTAATCATCCTGGTGCGCTCTGCCATCATCTCTTCCCAGACCGGAGCATTGCCACTATAGAAGAGGATGTCCTTCAGCTCCTTCTCATGCTCTCTCAGTGCCTTTGACGCCAGTGCAATCTGGAGAGCCTCAGAACTGATCTGTGCATTCGTCTTTCCTATTGACGCAATCCTGGCCTTGCTGCTTGCTAGGTGTACCGTGTCTGCCGCTTGATAGAAACTGCTGAATTCTTTGTATAGGCCGTGTATATCTTTACCAAGGGCTACCGCTTTTTTATGCCTGCCACCGCACCCTGGGCAATAGCAAAGGCCGTGAACGGATCAATCATTTCTTGTTCACAACTACCCAGCGGCAGATGCGTCCGTCTTTGTCCATGAATTCATTTGCGCCCATCGTCTTGTCCTCATCTTTCTTAGGGATACGACAAACCAAAACCGTCTTTGTCTCAGTGCCAGGCCAAGGGTTTTCCGCTGAGACAGTCTGGTCAATCACTTGTCGGCCTTGCTTTCCAGCTTGTCAAAGATGCGCTCCAGGGTCGCGTCGATCTTGTCCAGGCGGCTTTCAATGTCTGCCTTGCTGACGTAGTGCTTTGGCAAGTCAATCTCAATCGCCTTGATGTCTGCTTTCAGCGCCTTGACAGAGTCCCATATCTCTTTGCACCACCAGCCAACAGCGACCAGGATCGCGCCTCCGATGAAGTTGAACATTGGCTGGAATTCCATGACTAACCTTCCTATTAAGGCGTAATAGATTTCAACTCATCGAGAGTCAAAGCCGCATCAGCCAGCTTGGTGATGTCCCGTAGCCGCTGTTTCTCAGCCACGATTGCAGATGTGTCTGCGCTGGTTTCCAATGCCCGTTGGAATGCCACATCCTGCGCGGCAAGCAAAGGCTCACGCGCTGACCGCAATCGAACTTTGGTAATGGCCTTAGCCTTGTCCATGTTGATGGTAATCATGCTGAATACTCCCATGCATCACGGAATGTGCGGTCTGTTGGGATGTCGGCAACATCAACAATCTGATACTCAGCACCCTCGGGGATGTCTTTCATGCAGGCTTCAATAGTGTCGGCTGGGATGATGACGGCTACACCGCCGTCTGGTGTTTTGTAGATTATTCTTTGGCTCATTTTTAACCCCTTAAGTTAGCGGAAAACAGCAACCATAACAAAAGCCTCATCCTGCAAAACGCCGGGAGTGGATGGGTTGACAACATAAATTGGGTTTGTCGTGGTACTTGGAGAACTATCACGATTAAGTATGATAATTGATTGAACGCTACCGCCAGCTCTGCCATTCATAGTGCAACAGTAATCTGTATCTGGCATTGCAGTTGCAAAATTCATTACATAACTTCCAGTACCGCTATCCGTAATACTTGACACATTCCCACTTGCACGAATTGCTACAGTCCCTGTGCCATTGAAGTTAACCCAAGCACGGCAGGGGTAGATAGGCGCTGTACCAGAAACCGTTGCAAATTGCGCTGAGTCGATGTTGGGCGTCGTTAATGTTGGGCTGGTCAACGTCTTATTGGTCAACGTCTGGGTGTCAGTCGTACCGACCACAGCACCAGATGGTGCAGTCTTGCCTGCCCATGTATCCAAGTCAGCATCCCATGCCTGCACATTTGTGCCAATAACTAAACCTAACGCGGTTCTTGCTGCTGATGCAGTAGCTGATCCAGTTCCACCCTTTGTAACTCTCAAAACTGGGCCGGTATCAAATAGCGCGTCAATGGTATCAAGATCAGTATTGATCTTTGTGCCCCAAGTGTCGGTGCTTGCGCCTACCTCTGGCTTGGTAAGAAGTAGGTTGGTTGTCGTTGTATCAGCCATGATTTACCTCATTGGGTTGTCCAATCCTTGGACGTTGCGCCTACTGGTGTCCAGGTGTCGGTGTTGTCAGAAATTATAGTCCAGCTACGTGAATTCGGGGACTGCACAGTCCATGTAGTGGTAGAAGTGCCAGAGTCGGTCCAAGTGTCTGAATTGATTGGTTCCGGCTCCCACTTCAGCCTTTGCGTGATTAGGTCTAGTGCGCTTGCAGCTTCGGCAATTGACGCCAAAAATTCCAAGCCTGACAGATAATCGTCCAGCGCCGATCCTGACTCAGAGATGTTTGCTACAAAAATACCAACGTTTGCATAGGCATCTATGGCTGACAAAGAGTCGGCAACATTCACCAAGAATGCCGCCGTCATGGTTGACACTTCAGAAGCCGTTACAGATTCAGAATTAAAGACTGAATATGAAAATGTTGGGACTATTGACTCTGTTGCTGTCAGCGCCTCCGCGACAGCGACTGACACATCCAGCGCACCGACACTGGAATCTGACGCTGTCAGAGTTTCGGATACAGCCGCAACTGCTTGCAGGATATTGGTTGTCGCGTCCGATACGCTCAGTGTCTCTGATACCTGAACAGGTATTGTCAAAATGCAAACTTGCGCATCTGCTGCGCTTGCAGATTCAGAGACAAGCGCCAAGAATACAATGGTGCTGCTGAGTGAGTCGGAGGCCGTTACAGACTCGCTGGCAAAGGCTACTGCCACCAAGTTAGTGTCTATTGTGTCAGCAGCAGAGCCTGATTCCGCAACACTCGCCACCATCGTGGCAATGTTGGCAAGAACATCAGACGCTGACAGATTCTCCGACATAGCCAGGCCAAGTGATGTAGTTGCTGATTCGGCGTCCAATGCCGTCCCAGACTCTGTTAGCGACCTGGCGTATCCAAAACCACTAGTTAGATCATCTCTTAATAATGTGGATATTCCATATGGTCCGGAACCATATAAATAGTAGCCATAACCACTCGTTGCCTCAAAGACTGAATAATTAAATACAGTACCGCCTAGTGAACTGAATGGTGTTTGGCTAAATGCTGAAATGCCAAACATGATTCATTACTCGCTAAGTACCCAAGATGCTGTCGCCTCATCCCATAAATACAGGTTGCCATCGTTCGGGTATGGCGTTGGAGCGTGCCACAAACAAGTTTCCTCGTCTAGCATCCAACTTACGTATGGTTTGGGAGGAATAAACGCATCACGGTTTTGGTCATAGGAATAGCCAATTCCGGCGTAATTTTTACGCAATGGAGTGCCGCCGTTAGCATGGACACCGCCATAGGTGTTGTAGCTGGTCTGGATCCATTCTCCAGGAAATGGGTCTACAAATGTTTGAAAAAACTCAGGCTCGGCCACAATGACTTGCGTCACGATGCCGTTTGATACTTTTGCAAAATGTGGCATAAATTTAGTTTGTTGTAAATGTGCCAGAAGAGGTAAAGGTGTGGATGGTATTCCCGCCAGAAGAGGTGACTGTGCCGCCTGTTGCCATTTGAGCGCCAGCATAACTAATAATGACGATACCGGAACCGCCAGCTCCTCCAGTGGAAGTGCCGCCAGACGATCCATAAGAGCCACCGCCACCGCCACCACCAGTATTTGCTGTTCCCGCTGCGCCTGTATCTGGGTTTGATCCCCCGCCACCAGCACCACCACCACCAGTACCACCAGTGCCAAAGGTATTGCCGCCGCCCCATGAGTTATTTCTAGTACCGCCGCCGCCACCGCCAGCATAAGTAACACTAGAACCAGAAATAGAAGATGCGGTTCCATTGCCACCATTGCCGCCAACGTTTGTTCCAGCGTTTGTTCCTCCTGCACCCGCTCCACCGCCACCACCACCAGCGCGGTTAGAATTACTTGGAGAAGTTCCAGACGTGCCGCCGTTATTTCCCTGTCCCGATGTTCCAGATCCACCCGTTCCTATACCAGTGCCATCATTACCAGAACCGCCTCCACCGCCTCCAGACCCCCCACTTCCACCAGCCCTTACGGCTGGGTTGGTTTCAGATGGAGAACATCCACCGCCAGCACCGCCGCCAGTTGCAGAAATGATGGAGACAATAGATGATGCGCTTCCAGCACCGCCTGCTGCATTACTGTTGCCAGCGCCTCCTGCTCCAACGGTGATTGTGTAAGCGTTGGACGAAGCAAAAAATTGAGAAGATGACGTTAACATCCCGCCAGCACCGCCACCACCTGCTGAAGACCCGCCGCCAGCAGCACCGCCCGCAACTACTAAATAACTTGCATAAAAACCATATCCGGGCCACACCCCCGCTTGTCGGGCTTGCATATGCTCTGCTAATGTCCATATGCCAACAGCAGCGGATGTGCTAGTAGGCGCAGCCGTAGCAGATCGTATAGATCCCTTATAACGATTCATTATGTAATCGCCTCAAACGATGCGACCATTTCTATGGCGTTGGTTGTGCCTGATGTGACCACAATAGATTGTGCTTCTCCAACATAAAGCATTGTGCTTTTGTCAATAACCATCAAAGATGAATTGGCTGGGACTACAGTTTGATATGTCACTCTATATGCAGTTCCACCACCGCCAGTCGCGCTGTTAATTGACACAGTAACAGAAGCCTGAGTCCCAGTAACATTAGCGGCAATCATGCTGTTGATTTTGTTAACTGTTCCAGCCGCAGGAGTTAACGCCGTCCACGTTGTTGCAGTGGTTGTAGTTGGAACAAGATATGACGTACTTCCATAAATGGATGTGACGCTAACAATATTCGGGTTTGCCATATATTTCCTTAAAATCCAAAAATCATTGCCATAGCAATTGATTTGCCAGTTGTAAGCCCACCACCACTAGCCGCCCATACAGCGGTTGTACCGTTGGATGTCAGCACATAATTATTAGCTCCGATAGCTAAACGGGTTGCACTGTTTGAGCCATTGCCTAGAATCAAATCTCCGGCAGTTGTGATGGGCGATAAAGCATTAAACGCTGCACTAGCAGTAGTTTGTCCAGTTCCACCATTTGCAATTGGCAAAGCAGTCCCAGAGTAGGAAATTGCAAGCGTTCCAGTTGTCGTGATTGGGCTTCCACTTACAGACAAAAATGATGGTACTGAAGCAGCTACAGATGAAACTGTCCCAACAGCGGCATACCCAAGACTATTCCATGCAACAGATCCAGTTCCAATTTTGAACTTAATGGTGTCGTTTTCTACACCTATCTCTCCAAGTGCAAGAGTCGGATTTGCGCTAGACCAATCGGCAGCACTACCATTTCGTAACTGAATTTGAACAGCCATTATGGCGCTCCTCCGTTGATTGTTTGTATGCCACCATAGTTAGAACTAGGAACGCCTCCATCCAGGTTCGGGCTGCTGTTACCAATTATGGCTATAGATGCAGGATATGTACAAAACACATCTTTCACGCCAGAAGAGAAATTTACTAAAGAGCCAGAATTGCTAGATGAAAGAACAGTTGTTCTTGACAATGTTGTGCCAGATGCAGTGTATGTCCCTATTCCAACTTCCCACTCTGATGTGCCCTGGCCAGAAATTGAGTAATAAGTAGAGTTGGCGTTACCAATAGCAGAGAAAGTTTGAAATCCAGTTGTTGCGCCCAAAAGCGTGATAGTGCCTGTGCCCGTAGTGGTAGTGGTCTCTTTAACTCGGTCAGCAACAACAAGAGCCATCAAAGACTCCTAAAAATCAGCTTGCGACAAGTTCGTTTTCTTTGAAGAAACGCTCTTGTGCCTGGTTGAATTGATCTGTGTATTGAACCTTGAACAGCAAGGTGGACTCGTCATCCACAACTGCGCCGACCACAATCGTGCCGGTCATGGATGTACCGCTGATGGTCACGCTATCGCCTGTCTTGAACGCCATAGCTGACTCCTTAGACCGACGCGGTGTAAGTGACGTTTAGCGTGTCGCCAGACGCAATAGAACGGTTGCCACCGGTAAAGCTACCAGCAGAGTACAAAGTACCCGTAGTGCCGGATTTAGTGCTGCTGGTGGTTAGGAATGCACCGGCCACTGTGGCTGTGGCGTTGATGGTGAAAGACGTTGCCGTAGACACTTTAGAACCAGAAGATGCCGCGTTCCAGGCTACCGCTGGACGGGTTGCGTTGGAGTAAGGGACTGTCTCGCTCCAACCGGCGTGAGATGACATCGTGTCACCAGCGGCATAGGTTGGAGTAGATGCTCCATCAACCAGGCCAAGATACCAAGCTGCGGTGTATGCGCTACCAGCAAAATACTTATCCAACAGGTCGTTCTTACCAACCGTCACTACCAAATTTTTAATTAGCTCAGACCACTTCAGATTGCCGTCCTTGTCAAAGCAAGTCAGCTCGTAAAAGCCGGTGATGCCAATGCCTTCATCCATAGAAGATTGACGCGAGATTGCTACGCTTGCAGCATCTTGACCATTGATACGCTCTGATTGCATTTTGTTCTCCAAAACTGGGAAAATTTTAACCGAAAGACCTGGCGCGTGACTTCAGCACGCCACCGGTAGTAGCTCCGCGCTCATCTGCAATTTGCAGTTCCTCAATACCTCGTTGGTACAGGCCAGCCCACACTTGAATCCTTGCGTCATCCTGTAGGTAAGGCGCGGCCTGGAGCAGTGAACCGTACAGGTACACGTCAGGCGCTTTGGTGAGCAGCCAGTTCGTGGTGTTGGACGTGGATAGCTTGGCAAGTTTGCTGTAGTAGATCAACTCGCCCGTGTAGCTGGAATCAGGGATAGGCACAACGCGAATCTGCGATCCAACAATGCCAAAGAACAGAGGCTTACCGCTGGAGGTGTACTGAGTCAGCAAGTTGTCCAGACTGTCGATGGTCTCAAACTGCAATGGCGTGACGGGATTCGTGTCCATCTTGAACGTCCGCGCCTCCAGGAAGTCGCCTGGCGTTGCGTTGTACTCGGCGTCGATGGTGGCCGTGGCGCGGGTAATCATCTGGGTGGTGCGCAGTGTGCGCTCCATCTGCGCTTCAGCAAGAGAGACAAAGTCGGTAATAGCAGACGTGAGATCGCTACGGTTGAGCCAGTCGGCCACCGAGGCTTTCAGTTCAGCGTAGGTGCTAAGTGCCATGCTCTGCCTTTTCCTTCTCGAT